TCTCTTCAACTGTCTTATCAAAAATAGGGTAGTAAACATTAACTTTTTTATTTTGTCCAATCCTATACGCTCTGTCTTCGGCTTGAGAGTGAGATTTTGGTACCCAGTCTAAACTATTCATTATAACTACTTCTCCTTCTGTTAGAGTAATACCAACACCAGCGGACATTATATTACCAATAAAAACTCTTACTTTGTTGTTTGTTTGAAATGACTCAACACTTTTTTCTTTTTCTTCTAATGACATAGAACCATTATGTCTAACAGCAACTTTTTTGAATTGGTCAAATATAATTTGTTGTTCATTGTTAAAATTTGTAAAAACTATTACTTTTTTACCTTGTTCGACTAAATCTTTTATAAATGGAATTGTGTGTCTTGTTTTCTCTTCTGCTAAAAACTTTCTAAGAGTTACTAATTTAGTCATGTGTTGTGCTAAATTGGCATGACCGTGTTTAAGAGACCAGGATTTGTATTCTCCCATTATTTCTTGATATCCTGAAGCGTTTTCGAGTTGGTGATATATTGGTGATACTATTTTTGGTGGTAAATCTATAATATCTTCTTTTTTTCTCCTAAGGATACAATCTTGAGTATATTCGTGAAGTTCTTGTAAATTTGAGGCCCCTTTTGTGTCCCATATTAATCTTCCTCCCTGTCCTCTAAATCTTTTAGCATCACAATACCTTTTAACAAAATGTACCCAATCCTGACTAATTGTAGTTCTACATATTTTTAATAAGTTATAAAAATCTATAGGTCGATTTGCAACTGGGGTACCAGTCAATAACCACACTTTTTTAATTTTTTTAACAAAATCCATAACAATTTTAGTTCTTTTAGATGTTGTGTTCTTAATAGCGTGAGCTTCATCAACTATAACAAGATCAAAATCAGAATTTGTAATTACACTTTTTGTTGTTTGTGACACCCCCTTATTTTTTGTAGGTAAAAAGTGAAAGTTTTTAAGAATATCAAAATTAATTATATTCCATTTTTTTGTTTCCCCCCATTTTTTTCCATTAATAATATTAATATCTTCTTCACTATCATAGTTACCTATTTCTTTTTTCCAATTTAACTTTAAGGAAGAGGGACATACCACTAATATTCTTTTTGCCCCACTTAATTTAGCACCTATTACTGCGGACGTAGTTTTACCTAATCCCATGTCATCAGATAATATAAACCTATCGTACTCTAATAATTTTATAATAGCTTCTCTTTGATGAACCATTGGTGGACGATGTGAATACTCCTTATAATCTATTACACCTACTTCATTTTTTACCCTTTTTTTAGGTATCCATACCATAGTTGGGGAATTTTGGTTTTTACTAAATTTAGCCATTACATGTAAGGTATCCTTCATATTTGATAGGATTTTAACTATGTTAAATTTTAATGGGGTTTTAACTAAAAGGTGTTCTTCTTGGAGTCTTGTGGCAAAGTAATTACTTACACATATCTCTTTATCCACCTCTACAGGAATTTTTCTATAGTTATGTTGGATATACTCAATTTGTTTTTGGGTAGGTTTAATACTACTTGAATTCTTAAATCTGGCTTTAAGAGTTAGTAAATAGTCGTTCTTACCTTCGTAAGTCTTAACTAAAGATATGTAATCTTTTATACGGTTTGGATCAAGCATGCATTAATTATATTATATTGATCAATTAAATAATTATTAGTTATTAATAGTTATTAGTGGCGTGCTTAATGCTAAAGATTAATTATAACTAAGTCAAGAGTATTTATAGTATATGGAAAATAAACAAAACCAGCAGACTAAGGTACCTATTACCAGATTAAATAAATTCTTTGATGATCAAGATTTTGATTTAGAAGTTGATTTTGGTAGGGAATATATGGAGGGGGACCTTCATATGTCCGTTGTATTATTTAGCATAGACATTGAAGAAACAGATACTGACGATGTATATAAAGAAGTTAATGCAGAAAATGTTAGATTCTTTCCACCTGTAGAATTATTAGTTAATTTAGAGTTAGCGGTCGGTGAAAACGCAACTTATAACCCTAATGGGTCATTAAGATATAGAGATTTTGGTAATTTAACATTTAATGTATATGAAAAACAATTACAAGAAAAAGAAGTTGATATTAAATATGGTGATTATATTGGATATCGATATACTGAAAGTGATATGAAGTTTTGGGTTGTTGTTAATGATGGTAAAATTAATGCGGACAATGAACATACTATATTTGGTTATAAAGGAGCGGTTAGAACAATTGAATGTACTGTTGCCGACCCTAATGAATTTACAGCAATTTAATAATGGGAATACCTAAGAAATTTTTGAAAAACGTAAAACTAAAGGAACGAGCTCGTAATCACGAGAGGAGATTAGAATTATGGGAAGAAGGATGGAATGCTAGTGGTACTTTTGTACCTAAAGGTGTTTTATATGAAGATATGGATAGGGATTTTATTAAATTCGTGGAAGAAGATCTAATTTTAACTTTAGATGGTAAAAGAGTTCCTGTATTTTTTTTAACAATACAAAGATGGGCTGAATTTGCAAGAACGTGGCAATTTACAGATAAGGATAGAAATGTACAAATTCCATTTGTTACGATAGTTAGACAACCAGACATACAATTTGGAACAAATCCAGTTACTCAATATACAATACCACAAAAACAAAGATTTGACTATATGAAGGTTCCCAACTATGATGGTGACTCAGTGGGTGTTGATGTTTATAAAATTCCCCAACCCATAGCTGTTAATCTAACATATGAAGTTAGATTCTTTTCGTATAGAATGAGAGAGATAAACAAGTTTAATAAAATTGTAATGCAAGCTTTCCAGTCAAGACAAAAATACATTAATTGTAACGGACACTATTTTCCGATTATATTAGAAAGTATTGGAGATGAAAGTACAATAGATCAGTTTGAACAAAAAAGATTTTATGTCCAAAGTTTTGAAATGCAACTATTAGGTTATATAATGGATGAAGATGATTATGAAGTTACACCGGCTATTAAGAGAGTTGTTACTTTATTTGAAACAGAACCACAAGTAGTACCTAGTCTTAATGTAACAGACGGATTAGATTCTGGAAGAAATACAGAAGAATATGACATAACAATGTTTTGGGAAGTTGGTATGTCAGACCTAACCCCACCTGGTATAAGCACGCTATCAAATCCAGCTAAAGTAACAAGTAGTGCTTTACTTACCACAGCCACTCTTCAAAATGTCAGAGATTGTGGAGATATATCTAGTGATTGTAGTGCTTTTAGTCCTAAAATTTACATTAGTACAGATAATGGGGCTAGTTTTATGGCTCAAGTATTACCAATACAAGTATTACCAGATTATCTACTTTATTTTAATGGATTAGTAATAGATGGAGAACAGGACGCTAGTGTAACTCTACGTGGTTACATAAATAAAATCTAATCATTGTATAAGTCATCTTTTTTATTGTAATGAATATTGGAGCAAGTTTGTCTAATTAACTTTTCTACAAATGCAAACATTTTTAGACCATTCTTTTCACAATAACTTTTTAATATAGAATGAGTCTTAGTGTCGATTTTAAGGTTTTTATTACGTTTTAGTTTATCCATATATAAATAAGTATGAAAAAAGTATGATTCTTTTCATACTAGACATAAAAACCCTTCGTACTTTGCTAAAAGCAAGAGTATTTATTATAAAACCAAAGAATAATAAAAAATTATAAAAAAGAGTAAAACATGGCAAATCAAGTAGTAGTATCACCAGGAGTTTATACATCAGAGAAGGACCTTTCGTTTGTTGCTTCTAGTGTTGGTATAACACGTTTAGGTATGGCGGGTGAAACATATAGAGGACCTGCGAACCAACCAATATTCGTAGGAGACTATGATACATATAAAACATATTTTGGACCACAAAAAACAGAACAATATTGTTTATCACAACCTTGTGCAGCGGGTTCAACAAAACACCCAAGATATGAAGCAACATATATAGCTAGAGCTTATTTAAGTGAGTCAAATAATTTATGGACTACACGTATATTAGGTAGTACAGGTTATGACGCAACAGAGGGTTTAGTAATTAATTTAGGTATTGGTACAACTAATACTGGTGCGGCAGGACAACAAGTACAGTCAACAAGAAGA